GAATGATCACGATCGCCCCCTACTACCCTTCCCCGCCGATGGAACCATGAGCGTCGAGAAAGTATTCGGCCCCCCGGGTTCGGGCAAAACCACCTATCTGCTCTCGGTCGTACAGGCCGAGCTTGCCGCGGACGTCCACGCGACGCAGATTGGCTACTTCGCCTTCACCCGCAAGGCCGCAACCGAAGCGCGTGACCGGGCGATTCAGAAGTTCCCGTCGCTGAACCCGGACCTCGACTTCCCGTGGTTCCGTACGCTGCACTCACTTGCCTACCGCTGCCTCGGCATCGGCCCCAAGGACATGATGACGCCGCAGCACTACGCAGAGTTCGCGAAGGAAGCGGGTATCGAGCTCGCCGTTGAGCAGGGAGACGAGGAGTTTGCCATCAAGGCCGACCACCCGATCCTGAACGAGGTGAACATCGCGCGGATCAAGGGCAAGGATCTGCGCCAGCACTACAACGAAAGCAGCATGACGATCGAGTGGCATCACTTCGAGTACGTTGACCGAGCTTATCGACATTACAAAAACTCCCATGGACTCCTCGACTTCACCGACCTACTCGAGCGCGTCGTGGATGAACCCGATCGCCTGCCCTCGCTCAAAGCGTTAATCATCGACGAAGCGCAGGATCTCTCCAAGCTCCAGTGGCGGCTGGTCAAGGCGTTGATCGAGCGCGCGGCGAAGACCTACGTTGCAGGCGACGATGACCAAGCGGTCTACACCTGGGCCGGCGCCGACGTCGACAGCTTCCTCACGCTCGAGGGCAACATCCGCATCCTCGACCAGTCCTATCGCGTTCCCTCCAAGATCCATGCGCTCGCCGATCAAGTCGTTAACCGGATCCGCAAGCGGCAGCCCAAGGTCTGGAAGCCACGCACCGAGGTCGGCGCGATCCTCTTCCACAACGACTTCCGCCACGTCGATCTCACCCAGGGCGAATGGCTCGTGCTCGCCGCCGCGAATTACATGCTCACGGACATGCACGAGTGGATCAAATCCCAAGGCCTACTCTTCGAGCGCCACGGACAACGGAGCATCCCCGAGTCTGTACTCATCGCCGTGCTCGGCTGGGAAGCCCTGCGCAAGGGCAAGGAAGTGTCCTTCCCCACCGTCAAGACCATCTACAAGTACCTCGATGCCCAGTTCGTTAAGCACGGGCACAAGGGGCTGAAGACGGCAAACATAGACGCGATGTATACACACGAATCACTGACCAAGGATCACGGGCTACTGACGGACGTCATCTGGCACGAGGCCCTTACGAAGATCGGTGAGGACAAGCGGAACTATCTGATCGCGCTCCTGCGCCGTGGCGTGAAGGTCACGGGAAAAGTTCCCATCAAGCTCTCCACCATCCACGGTGCGAAAGGCGGCGAGGCAGACAACGTCCTGCTCATCGGCGACCTCTCGACCAAGTTTGCGCAGGAATACGACCGCAACGCAGACGATATCAACCGGCTGTTTTACGTGGGGATCACCCGCGCCAAGCAGTCCCTGCACATCGTGCTTCCGAAGAACGTACAAAAAGGTTTTAGATTGTGAGCACCCGACCCTTGTTCCCGCGGCCGTCAGAGTGGACGCCGCCCGCTTCCTTTCCAGATCTTTCCGCTGCAACGGAGATTGCAATCGACCTCGAAACATGTGACCCCCACATGGAGTCGATGGGGCCAGGATGGCCCCGGAAGGATGGTTTCATCGTCGGCTACGCCGTCGCGGTAGACGGCTGGAAAGGATATTTCCCGATCGCGCATCAGGGCGGCGGCAACCTCGACGATCGCATCGTCAACCGATGGATGAAGAAAGTGCTCGAGCTGCCGTGCGACAAGATTATGCACAACGCTGCATACGATCTCGGCTGGCTTCGAGCCTCGGGCTTCACGGTCCACGGCACGATCTACGACACCATGCTCGCTGCGCCGCTGATCGATGAGAACCGCTACAGCTACGCGCTCAACTCCCTGGGCTTCGACTACCTCAAGGAAGTGAAGTCCGAGCAGGGGCTCAAGGACGCGGCCTCCGACTTCGGTGTGCACGCCAAGAAGGAACTCTGGAAGCTCCCCGCCATGTACGTCGGGGACTACGCCGAGCAGGACGCGGCGCTGACGCTCAAGCTCTGGCACCACTTGAAGGCCCTGCTCAAGAAGGAAGAGGTCGAGTCCATCTTCACGCTCGAGACCGAGCTGCTGCCGATCCTCATCGATCTCACCTTCCAGGGCATCCGCTTCGACCGCCCCAAGTGCGAGCAGCTCATCGAGGACTTCAAGCGCAAGGAGCTCGAGCACATCAAGCAGATCAAGTCCCTCTCGGGCGAGAAGGTCGACATCTGGGCCGCGGCCAGCATCGCCAAGGCGTTCGACAAGCTCTCGCTGCCGTACCCGAAGACCACGACTGGGCTGCCGAGCTTCACCAAGACATTTCTTGACAGTCACGACCACCCGATCGCCAAGCTCATCATCGAAGCGCGTGAGCTCAACAAGACCCACGGCACGTTCCTCACGCCGTACCTTGACCACAGTGCCAAGGACGGACGCATCCACCCGCATATCAACCAGATGCGATCGGAGGACGGTGGCACCGTCACCGGCCGCCTCTCCATGAACAACCCCAACTTACAACAGGTTCCTGCACGCCATGAAATCATCGGTCCCCTGGTACGCTCGCTTTTCCTGCCTGAAGAAGGACAGCTCTGGGCAGCCAACGACTTCAGCTCACAGGAGCCTCGGCTTCTCGTCCACTACGCTACCCTTCTCGGCCTACCAGGAGCGGAGCGCATGGCGGAGGCATACCGTGCCAGTCCCGACACCGACTTCCACCAAATGGTGGCAGATATGGCGGGCATCAAACGCAAAGCCGCCAAAACCATCGGACTCGGATTGATGTACGGGATGGGCAAGCAAAAGCTCGCCAACTCCCTTGACCTCCCGCTCGATGAAGCCGCCGAGCTCATCGGCACCTTCCATTCCAAAGTCCCCTTCCTTCGCGGAACGATCGACGCGGTGATGCGCCGCATCGAACACCCCGCCTCGAATGGCTCGATCCGTACGCTACTCGGGCGCAAGTGCCGCTTCCCGCTCTGGGAACCCGTCGAGTACGGCATCAACAAGGCACTCCCCCGCGAGCAGGCCGTCATCGAGTACGGCCCACGGATCAAGCGCGCCATGACCTACAAGGGGCTCAACCGATTGATCCAGGGCTCCGCGGCCGACCAGACCAAGGCCGCCATGGTCGCGCTGCACAAAGCCGGGATGCGCCTGCTCCTGCAAGTGCATGACGAAATCGCTATTAGTGTGGACGGACGAGAGACCGCGGACCACGCGTCACGGATCATGCAAGAAGCCGTTGCGCTCGAGGTGCCCTCGCGCGTGGACGTGGAGATCGGCCCGTCGTGGGGTGAAGCGAAGGGCTAGTTGCAGCAAAGATTCTGGTACGGTACATTCAGCGTTCAAGAAAGGAGAAACGCGCGCATGACTGAAAGCGCCCCAAGAAAACGGAAGAAACGTGAACGTCCCACCGCCAAAGGGCGACAATGGACGTTTATGTTTGACAAGGATTTCATTCGCACCTTTCCGCGACTCGGGGCCGCGCGTCTCGAGAAACGCCGCCGCAAGAAGCGATACCTTTACCGCTATCCAGGCCGAGAACCCCCTCACAAGCGTAAGGGCAAGAAGTTCTCATCGGTCATGGTGCCGATGGACGTGTACCTCAAGCTCAAAGAGCTATCGAAGTTTTACAAGAAGAGTATGTCGCAGATCATTCGCGAGCACGTCGAGCCGATGTTCGATGAGGCCTACAAACAGGCTGAATTACTTGCTCGCATCGAGGCCAACAGGATAAAAGATGAAACACCTGACTCAGATAAACCTCGACGTCGCTATAACGTATGAGATCCTCGATCCGATCCAGGTAGACGAGTACGTGCTGCCGCCCATGATCGAGCTTACGAGTGCGTTTGTTGAACTTGAGAAAGAAGACGGTAAGAAGGCCCGCGTGAATGTGCTCAAGGTATTGAGTGAATCACAGCGCATGCTAATCGAAGATGAAATCATTGAAGCATTAACGGAGGAATAGACCATGAACGTATTTCCAGAACGAGTGACCGACGACAAAGGCTCCGCCAAGATCGAAGGCGGGATCACGCTGCGTGATTACTTTGCCGCAATCGCGATGAACGGGATCTTGTCGAACCCCAACACCCCGGCAAACACCCCGTACTACGTTTCGAGCGACGCCTACCGGCTCGCTGATGCCATGATCGAGGCCCGCGATCAATGACCTCGAAGATCCGTCGCTGCACAGAATGTAAACAGGTGTTTGCTTCGCCGGATTCCCTTCGCATGCATAAGCGCGTCGACGGGAACTGCCGGTCGGTCGAGGCCCTCGTCGCCGTCGGCTACAAGCAGACGCCCAAAGGCTGGATCCACACCAAGGTGCCAGGGGGAAGCAATCGGTGAAGTGCCCGAAGGTAACGCTGTCATTTGATCAGTACAAGATCCTGCTCGACCGTAAACGCCGGGCCAACGGCAGGAACGTCAAATACAAAGACTTGATCAAGCAGTGGGGAGTCCCGCACTACCATCTATCGACGGCGGTGTACCGTGGGATCAAGCAGTACGATTACAGGCTATGGAAGGAGGAAGCACGATGAACCGCGACGACATTATCCGCATGGCGCAGGAAGCGGGATTTGAAATTGAGAAAACGCTTTACGGACCTGTCCCTTGTGTCGATGGTCGCGGCATCGACGACCGTCTTGAACGATTCGCCACCCTAGTTGCGGCCGAGAAGGACAAAGAGATCAAGCGACTACAAGACATGCTGTACGAACAATTGGGCGAACTTACGGCGTTGCTGGCGGAGAAACAAATGCGTGAACGAATTAAAGAAATAAAGGAGCAACCAAAATGAGCCAAACTCCGAAGGCTACGTTAATCGGATTCAGAACGCTGAGAGAAGCGCAGCGGTGTATCAATGCACTTACAAGTGACTATGTGATCGCGGCAGTCACAGAAGGTAGGTTCGACGGTGATGTGCTTGCGTATGTTGTGATCCATAAAAACGCCGACCCTGTTGGAGGCTCGCGATGACCCGCGACGACATCATCCGCATGGCGAAAGAGGCAGGGGCTTTTTTTGACGGCGATTGCTCTGTCTACGATATGCCAGAGCATTGCTTTGAGAAGTTTGCCGCCCTTGTTGCCGCAGCAGAGCGAGAGAAATTTATTGATTACCCTAAAGGCGAAGTTTGTGGCCCGTGTATTTGCGGAAGTTGGCCGGGGGGCGATTGTTTACGTTGCCCGCCTACGGAAGAGTATTTAGCCGCGATTCGGGCGAGGGGTGAGGTATGAACCGCGACGACATCCTCCGCATGGCGAAAGAGGCGGGATTGGCATTGGCATCTTTCTGTAGATGGAGTGCATATTCGGACGACCTTGAACGATTCGCCACCCTCGTTGCCGCCGAGAAAGAGCAGCAGATGATCCGCGACGGTTGGCGACAATGCGCTGAAGGGCAACGAACGACGCAGCACTGCGGACTGCTAGATGCTGCGGTGAAAGCCGAGCGAAAGGCGTGCGTAATTGCTTGCGAGAAAATCAGCGAGTCATTGTACAGTTATGACAACATAACCGAAGGCCGTGCAGCGCAAGACTGTGCCAACGCGATTCGGGCGAGGGGTGAGACATGAAGCCTGACACTTACCGGATCTTGCAGATGGCCGTGCGTGATGGGGCTGCGATTGGCTACCGCCGCGCTTTCAAACACAACGATGACCCGGATGACGAGCAGGTGATCGACGCCATTGAGCAGGCGGTCATGGCTCAGGTGTGTGAGTGGTTTCGGTTTGAGGAGATTAACGAATGACCCGCGACGACATTATCCGCATAGCGCGAGAGTGCCAACTGATCGGCATGAGGCCACACCTTGACGGCATTTATGAGAAAGCACTTGAACGCTTCGCCGCCCTCGTTGCCGCCCAAGAGCGTGAGGCGTGTGCGAAGGTGTGTGAAAAAATGCTCGGAATATTTCACCCGACGGAAGCCATCACAACCCGTTGCGCCAAAGCAATCCGGGCGAGGGGTGAGGTATGACCTACCGCTGCTCAGATTGTATGGCCGAGTTCCAGAAGCCGTACGTGCAGGAGCATACGGATCTGATTGCGTACGGTAGCTGTATCAGCAGCGAAGTGACATGCGTCACGAACCACTGCCCCGAGTGCGGGTGCGAAGATTTTACTGAACTTGAAGAGTGAGGGCTTACAAATGAACCGCAAAGCTGTGCTCGAGCGCACACTCGGCAAGAACGCCGCCAAGAAATTTATTTCCAAAGAACCCAAGAACGTGCCGCATAGCACCGTCTCTCTGGATGTCGATAGCCGCATCATCGAGCAGATCATCGTCCAGGAACTCGTCGGGCTGCACACGTCCCTCTCCCGCGACCTCAAGGATCGCAAGGCCGGGAAAAAGATCGGCATCTTCGACATGGACAAGGATATCGACATTGCAACTCTCAACGGTCATCTGTTCGCCGTTGAAACGATGCTCAAGTACTACACCACGCCCGATCAGCTCAAGGAATACGGTTTCAAATGACGCCCCCGGCCGCTAGAATCGCGGCCTATGAAGGTCATCTGTGAAAAAGTTGACCCTTCAAACCCGGAAGTCGAAGAAACACTCATCGAGCTGCAACGGGCTTGTCTGCCGCACGATGCTTCGTACTTTCCAGAAGAGGGGGTTTGGTGGATCGCGTACCACCGGCGCACGCCGGTCGCGTTCGCCTGTCTCGTGCCTTCCCAGCAGATCCCAGACGGGGTCTATCTCTCCCGATCGGGGGTCACGCCCCTTGCTCGAGGGGGCGGCATCCAACGCCGCCTCATCCGCGCCCGCCTCGTGTGGGCCAAGCGGCAGGGGTACAACTGGGCCGTGTCAGACACCACGGATAACGAACCAAGCGCCAATAACCTTATCGCCTGTGGATTCAGGCTCTATAGCCCTCCTCTGCTTTACTCCCTCGCACGAGCCCTGTACTGGAAAAAGAAGCTCTAAGTGCCGTTCAAGGACGACAATGTCCGACGCGAACGGCAGCGAGAGTACTCGCGGCGCTGGTATCTCTCCAACCCGTCCAAGACCAAGGCCACCTCCGCGCGGCGCAAGCGAGAGCAGAGAGAACGCTGGGAGGCCTACCGATCGGACAAGGCCTGCGCCCACTGCGGCTTCTCCCACCCCGCCGTTATCGACTTCCACCACGTCATCCGCCAGAACAAGCAGTCCGTCAATGATCTTGCCGTCAGACGCGGCAACGTCTCCGCCGCGATCCGTGAGGCGGAAGAGAAGTGCATCCCCCTCTGCGCCAACTGCCACCGGATCTTGCATTGGCAGGAGCGGCGGCGTATAAGGTCCAAGAGAAAGAAGAAAGCTAGGAGAAAGAAGGCATGAGCTCGTTATGGTTGTTGTTGCTTCTGCTATCGGTACTTGGTATAAGTCTGTACTTCTGCTATCGGCGAAAGCCCCAGAGCGATGAGTGGCGACACGTGCCACGCCCGAACTGGAGATGTAGTCGAGGCGGAAAAGATTATTTCTAACCTAGAAAGGAGATTGTTTATGGATAGTGTCGATAAAGGCCTTGTAGCCATCTTCGCCTTCTTGGCGATACTGCTTCTGTCGTATATCGGGATCACCGCCTACGACGGACACCTCCGCGCCCAGATGATTCTCGACGCCCCGGATCCGCTTTACGCGGCCTGTGCGTATGACTCCAGCAGCTCCGCCATCCCGGCGTCCTGCTACACACTGCTTTCCCTTAACAAGGATCTTCCCAAATGAAAAAGTTCAAGAAGCCCCAGGCCGAAAAGGCCTACCAGCATTTCCTCGATAACCCGGGCGCCAAGCCCATGAGCGTTGCTAAACGCTTCAAGCTCTCCGTGCCCTACGCCTACAAGCTCCGCGACGAGGCGGCCGGCGAGGACGAGCCGCTGCTCTCCACGGCCGAGATCGAGATGCTCCGACTGCCCCCCGGCGAGTCAGTGACCACGACCCTCGGAACACGGGCCAAGGCCTACGGGGCCTTCCGCGACAACGCCCGGCTCGCACAGGCGCTCAAGCGCGCCATGGCCGAACACGCCGAGGACATGGGCAAGACCTTCGCCGATGACCAATGGGAAGCCCTCGAGATGATCGCGACCAAGGTCTCGCGCATCGTCAACGGCAACGCAGACGACATCGACCAGTGGCACGACATCGCCGGCTACGCGACGCTGATCGCGGATCGGCTACAGGGGGTCGTCCGATGACCCCCTCCAGAGCCGAACTCCTCAACACGATCGCCCTCCTCCAAGGCGCCCTCAATGGCGTGACGCTCGAACTCACGCAAGGGTTCAACACCATGCCACGCCGCCGAGACCTCCGGGACTCGGTGGAGGAGTGCCTCGCGGCAGAGTCCTACGGCCGCCGCATCCTCGAACGCGCCGACTATCGGTACGAGGAGGCCGCATGACTCGCGAAGAAGTTATCGCCCTGGCGGAAGCCAAGGGCTACCGCGCCAAGCCCTGCGTCGCAGAGGACAAGATGGCGGTGAAGATCGGTAAAGCAGACCACCCAAACGAGCGCATGAAGCTCACGGCCGACGGACAGGTGCTTGTCGTCGACGAAGGCTACTACTGGCAAGTCGGTGGCGTGGACGAATGGGCAGAGTACTTAAAGGGAGGTGCAGCATGATGCGCCCCGCCATCAACTCGACAGACGACCCGCCCATCCCGATCCACGACATCCAACTGCGCGAGTACGTCTACGCCCTGCGCCGACGCATCGAGGTCGGACAGGATCTCATGGAGTCCCTCGTGGAGGATGTCCGGCGGCTTAAACAGGAACGCGATGGCCTCCAAACACACCTCGAACGCGTACTCCTCGATTTGCATTGGTACGAGTCCGGGCGCAAGATGAATACCGAATGAGCTTCACCCTCTCCAATGTCCTCGGCCCCAACGACGAACCACTCGTCCAGATGATCGTCGTCACGATCAACGGGATGCAGTACGCGTTGGTAGGGCCCGTGGTCCACGTGCCAGGGATCATGGCCCAAGACCTCGATGTCTCCGGCATCGAATTCGGCGAAATCATGCCCGCTCACGCGGCCGCCAAGATGCTCGAGGGGAACTTCCGCGAAGCACTCGGCTCGGGTATCCAGTAGAGTTTAGTGGCCGTCCACCAACCCTAGAGCACTCCACACACTGGCCACGGCCCCATCCCGGCGAGAGTCGGGGTGGGGTTTTTTATTGCCAAAAACAAAGCCCCCGAGGATTGCTCCCCGGGGGCCTTGTTCAGGTCGTTGTCACGGCGTACCAGCGCGCGCCCGACTCGTCGGTGTAGTCCCGATTCGGCTCCCGCCCACAGGGGGAACCATCGAACCACCCGCCGTTGTACGTGTCGCCTCGAGCCTCCACTCGTTTTGCGAGTTTCTCGGCATCCGCCTCGCTCGAGCAGAAGATGACGCCGAAACAGATCCGGCTATCTATCTTCGCAGGCCCCGAGAGTTTGAGCTTCGGGAACTGTCGATACACTTGCGCACGCTCGTCCGTCGACTGCTTTGAATCAGCCATTGGCTTTCTCCTTTCTGGTTGTTAAAGAACGCTGGCACTTCGTGAGTCCCAGCTTGACTATTTTATCAAGGTATGCTCAACTTGTCAACATAAATAAACTCTTAACAATCAATGACTTGTGTGTGGTGTTTTGGTGCGTGGTGTGGTTTTGATGCAACAAGGATCACGGATCACGGGGCAAAAGTAACCGCATCGTGGCCAATATTACGTTTTAGGGGGTTTAGTTAGACTTTTTTAGGGTCAAGTGAATTTTTTTTATTTTTTTCTGAGAATTTGACGTAATGACGTAATAGACGTAAGAAGTGATTAGAAACAATGAGTTATGACTACACAGTACCATTACAGGGACTTTATAGGTGAAATTACTGCAAAAGTCGCGCGCGAGACGAATTTTTGATTTTGAAAAATCATTAGACCCTAAAAAAGTCTAGCTAAAGGCCCAAAAATGACCTTGGCATTAAGAGTTGATAGGCAGTAGACTGTCGACATGTTGCAAATCGAGTCCCACGTACCGCCACCGGAAAACCATGCCCGGCTGAAGTACCCATTCCAAGACATGCACGTCGGGGATAGCTTCCTCATCGAGGACGCCGGCCTTGTGAAGAACGTCCGATCGGCGGCGTGGATGTATTCCAAGCGGCATGGGTGGAAGTTCTCCTGCCGGAAGGTCGACGGCGGCTGGCGAGTCTGGAGGACGGCGTGAGCAAGACAACCGATCGGCTGATGAAACGCATCGGTCGCGGCATCCCCCAGACCACGCTGGACAAGATCAGCAAGCCTGTCCCTGCGACCAAGAAGAAAAAGCAGATCCTTACCACCCAGGAGTGGACGTTCGTCAACGAGTTCGTTGCGGGCGACGGACACGTCACCGCCAAGGAGGCCGCCCTGCGTGCCGGCTATCCCGAGAAGCGGGCGAAGTACTACGCCGAGACGCTGACCGATCCAGACATCAACCCGCACATCGTTGCGGAGATCCAGAAGCTACGAGCAGAGCTCGCCGAGAAGTACGCCACCACGTACGAACGGCACATGAGGGACTTGCAGCTCATTCGCGACCAAGCTTTGTCCGCCGGGGCGTTCGGCGCAGCAGTCCAAGCTGAATATCGCCGCGGCCAAGCCCTCGGCACGATCTACATCGATCGCAAGGAGATCCGGCACGGCACGATCGACTCCATGAGCAAGGAAGAGGTCATGCGCAAGCTCGAGGAGATTAAGAAGCTCTACGGCAACGGCAGCCCGATCATCGACGTGACGCCGCAGCAAGTGGCGAAGAGCCTTGAGAAGGAAGAGGAGCCGCCTGTCGAAGCAGACATCGAGGAGGAAGAGGATGCCGGCGAAGCCAGAGACGAAGCTGTATCAGCGGCTGAAGGAAAACCTATCAAACTGCCTTATTACCCGGATTGAGTCGCGGGTAAATCTCGGCATTCCCGACTGCATCATCGCGCTGCCCCGATCGGGCACGTTCGTCCCTGTCGAGCTGAAGGTCGTCAAGCACGGGCGCCGGGTGCGCCTGTCGCCCCATCAGATTGCCTTCCATTCCCGCCATGCCGCGATCGGCTGCGCGACCTACGTGCTCGTGTTGTTCGTGCCCTACGGGAAAGAGGCGACGAAGGAGGGAGTGCTCAAGCTCTACCGCGGAGACCAAGTGCTCGAACTGGCGCAGTCCGGCGTGGACACGATCGCTTTGGCTGAATGGCACTACGGCACGATGCCGTGGTCGATGCTCGAGCTCGAGCTGATGAACAGTTGACAAGTTGATCGACGTTGACCTAACGTCGCGGTTACTGGGGTTGTCCCGGCTAGAAAGCAGAAAGCAGAAAGGAGATTGTATGAACACCGTGAAGTTTTACGTTGGCGAAATGAGTTCGCATTGGAACGATAGAAAGGAAGTTCACGTTCTGGATCGTTTGGATTTTGTCTTGTCCGCTAACAATGAGAGAGGGATCGCATTTCTCGACACCTTGCTGCGAGAGGCGCAGAGGGACTTTATCCGTTCTGACAATGAGTACAGGACGTTGTTTGATATCAGCATTCTGGAGGACGCCGAGGATGTCGGGTAGGCATAGACATCAGTCGTCATTAACGCCGCCCCAACATCCTCCCCAACCGCCGAACCAAGACACCAGATTTTGGAAGCTTGTCCTTCGTTTACTTTTCTTTGTCGTCATCCATCAGATTTTCAGCAAGAACTGACAGGGAGTTGACAGGGCATTCCCGTTGTACGAGGATTCCATTCGGCCTCTGGCCGCAGAAAGGAGAAAGGAATTGGAACCGATTGCACGAAACCCGCTAGTGGTGGCTTACGGCATGGGCGTTGATTCGACGGCCATGCTCGTCGGCTTGTGGCAACAAGGCGAACGGCCGGATCTGATCCTGTTCGCTGATACTGGCGACGAGAAGCCGGAAACCTACGCGTACCTCGAGGTCATCAACGGATGGCTCGATCGTGTGGGATTCCCGCGCGTCACCGTCGTGAAGAACCCGCGACCGAAATCAAACGATCGGAGCCTTTCGGAGAGTTGTGTGCGCAATCGCGTACTCCCTGCTCTCGCGTACGGGCAGCATCAATGCTCGATCGTGTGGAAAATCGACCCGCAACGAAAGTTCGTGAAGAACTGGCAGCCGGCACGTGACGCATGGGCGCAGGGCTTCACCGTCACTCAATGCGTCGGCTATGACGCCGGCCCTCGCGATAGTGTTCGCCGATTTAAGGCGGAGGGCAAAGCGGCGGACGGATACACGAATCGATTCCCGTTGATCGAGTGGGGATGGGATCGTGATCGATGCAAGCTCGAGATCGTCGCAGCCGGATTACCGATCCCGGCGAAGTCGAGTTGCTTTCATTGTCCGGCGTCAAAGCGCGACGAGATCGTCGAGCTGCGCGAACGGCATCCAGATCTGTATGCCCGGGCTCTCGAGATGGAACGGCTCGCGCGTGAGCGCGGACTGAAAACCATCAAGGGGTTGGGGCGCACGTTTAGTTGGGCTGATGTTTGAATCATTCAAAACTGGAGGCTTTATGACACGCGATGAAAAGGTTGATTATTTGGTCGACGAGTCGATGACACGGATCCTCGAGGGCAACGAAGATATGCTGCTCATGCATTACCTGCTTACGGGGTTCGTCGGTTTCATTC